TTTCCAGGTCAAGGCGGCTGCCGACAATGATCCGGCGGCTGCATTGAGCTATATGTACAACCTGGGAACTTATCCATGCAAGTTTGTGTTCATCGATCCGGAAGATGAAACAATTTTTGAAAAACTGCTGCGCAAAGGGATGGGGGTTGATTCTAAAAGCAAGACCATCAAAAACGCCTTTATTTCAGGATCGGGTTGGCGAAAAAATAATCCTGCTGCGCCGGGTTGTGAGATCTTCTTCCTGGGCGACATCCGCAAGCTGACCGGCGAGCGCATCCTGAAAGAGATCGGCATGCAGCGCGGCGAGGTGGATCTGGTATGCGGCGGGCCGCCATGCCAGGGTTTCAGCGTAGCCGGAAAACGCAACGTGATGGATCCACGCAGCAGCCTGGTTTTCGATTTCGCCAGGATCGTGCTGGAGATTTTACCCAAGACGATGATGATGGAAAATGTGCCCGGGATTGTGAGCATGGTCACACCCGAAGGTTTGCCGGTGATCGACACGCTGGCGCGGATTTTGCAAGATGGTAATTTTGGGCTGGCCGATGCTCTGAAGAAATCGCTGTTGATGTCCAGCGGAATGGGAGCAGCCGTGCGGCATGGGGACGAAGAAAGTGAACGGAAAAAGAATAAACGCCACAGGAAGAAGAAAGATGGGCAGCAATTGGCGCTGATTCGAGAGGAGATGAGGAATGAAGGAAAAATCGATAATTTTTAGGGGTGATGGGGTGCTTGCGATCCTGGAAGATCGAAAGAACCAGACCAGGAGAGTGATTACCGAGAAATGGCAGCTTTGCCGCAGTCCGGAGGATGAACCGGAATGGTTTGTGGAACAATGTCCATACGGAAAAATAGGAGATCGACTCTGGGTGCGTGAGACCTGGACAATTCATGAAGTTAGTATAGATGCACTTAAGCCGATTGTTTTCATCGATTATCGTGCGGATGGATTAACTAATGAAATTCCAGTTAATTTAGAAGAAGCCGAAAGAATGGCTATCTTACTGGAAAGATTAGAGGAATCCGGAAATGGTAATGACAATTGGCAACCCTCGATCTTCATGCCACGTTGGGCAAGCCGGATCACGCTGGAGATTAAACACGTCAGAATTATGCGGTTACAGAATATTTCTTTCAGGGATTGTCTTGCCGAGGGGATAAAAGACGAAATCTGTCTCATCGCTTCCGGTCAACCGATTCCTTATGAGATAGCCGTCAAAATTGCTAGAGACAGGTTCCGAGAACTCTGGGATTCAATTAATCTAAAACGTGGATATGGTTGGGAAACTAACTGTTGGGTGTGGCGCATTACATTTCGAAGGATTATGGAGGAATAAAATGAAAGAATTACTGGAAATCATTTTAGCCTGGGTGATACGGATGTCTGAGCCTAATCGGTTTGCATATCACAGATGTGCGGTTTGCGATCGTACCTGGTGGTACACCGGAGAGCTTCACGAGATAGGCTGCTGGGTGCCACGCTTGAGAAGGCTGCTCGATGATATCCCGGACGGCGAGAAATGAGCGCAAAAACAGAATGGACGGATTCTGATCCAAACGAAATGCTCCATGCCTGCTGCACGGCAATCATCCTTTCCTTGGGTATGGCCCTTTGCACTATCTGTTTCTTGAGTTTTGCCGTCATTTTAGGATATCTGGAAGTAGGAGGATGAATGGATGCTACTATGAAGGCCAGATTGCTGGCAATGATCGGCCAGAAAACCGCAAAATCTTGTCCTGAGTGTGGAGCTTGCATGATAATCAGGAAGCAGAGACATGTTGATAATTTTTTCCTGGGTTGTAATCGCTTCCCGAATTGCCGGGAGATCCAAGAGCTGGATGAAGCTCTCTATATGGAATTGACTGGTCAAAAAAGATTATTATTCTAGGAGATGGAGGTGAGAGATGCTGAGGAATTTGGAACACGAAAAGCACGAAATGACGCGAAAGACACGAAATTTAGAGGATGGTAAGGAATAATCAAGATTCGGCGATTGGAGGTGAGAGATGAATAAAGGCATGAAGAATATTTACAGATGTAATAAATGCCATAAAGCTATTATTACCATTGATATAGACGAGGGTGTTACTCCATTCATGATCGATTGTCGAGCGACTCCTGGTTGTGATGGATTTATGGAAAGTAGTTTCTATAATTGTCCTCCCGATTTCGTAGCGACTTTTGAATGGTTCAAGCCCAGAGTAACATTTTTTTATAGCCCCGAGATGCGGGAGCATTTCCGAAAAGGCGGCCTGGATATTAGAAAAAGAAAGGTGAGGTGAACAATGCCGAGCAAGACGAAGATTGAGTATGCCGATTACACGAGCAATCCGATCAGGGCAGTCTATATTTCTGTCACGGAGGAAGGTCATCAGGTGAAAGATGGCTACGCCTGCGTCAAAGTCTCGGAGGGGTGCGTGCACTGTTGGGCGTCCAGATTCAATGTCCGCCTGGGCACGGGGCTGGAATATACTGTTCCAAATCTGGCGCAGGTGGATGAATATTTGAGCGAGAAGGAGCTGGAACGACTGCGCGCGTTCGCGCCGCGTGGGCCTTTCAAAAATGGCCGGGAACGAGGGCTGGTATTCGCGTGCGACATGACGGATCTATTCTCATACTGGTATTCGTTCGAAAAATTTATCAGGCCGATTTTCGACGTATTCGAACGGCGGCAGGATCTGGATTTCCTGGTCTTGACGAATCGACCGGGACAAATGATGGAATTCTGCCATTGGTGGGCGAACAGGAGCGAGGAGAAAGCGCTGAAGAACGTCTTCCTGGGTGTGAGCATCGAGAACGAGAGGCGGTCTATTGAGCGGCGAGGGGCGATGAAGGAAATTGCACGCCTGGGGTGGAAAACTGTCGTTTCGTACGAACCCGCCCTGGAGCAGGTGAATTGGGAGGGGTGGGAATTCATCAGCGGGATGATGTGCGGCGGAGAGAGCGGCCCGGGAGCGCGGGCGATGCACCCGGATTGGGCCAGGTCGGGGCGAGATTTCTGCCAGGCGAATTCGATACCTTTCTTTTTCAAGGCTTGGGGCGAATGGGCGGCGTGCGCCCAGTTGCCATGGATCGATGGCAATACCACGTTCAGCCATAAGCCGGTCGCGTTCCAAGGGACGATGATGTTCCGGGTGGGGAAAGGCAAAGCCGGTCACTTTTTGGATGGGCGGGAATGGAGAGAGATGCCGACGTGATCATCATCAAGAATAACATCAGTGAGGACGGGATGCACCAGGTGCACTTGATGGACAATGCGGAGTTCGATGCGGAGACCTACGAGTATTATTTCGCGCGGGGGGCGTGGGTCGAGAGGGAGGACGGGGCCTGGAATTTATACGTCGAGTACCCGTACCGGGGCGTGTTGGACGTGGAGCTGGGGGGCAAGCCAAAGATTCGCCGGTTCGTGGTCTGGCCGGTCGAACAATCGGCGGAGGCTGCGGTTCAGGAAGCGGCCAGGGAATATAACCGGTTGTTTGGCCGCCCGCCGATGTTCGCCTGGACCCGGGAGCTGCCCGGCGGGGTCGAAAACGGGGCGCAGGTGGGCATAGTCGTGAGTACATCGAATGCCGGACAAGACTGTCCGGCGGACAAGGGCGAATGCCATTCGCCCCAACGGTACGTCAATCTGTTCGAGGCGATTTGGGCGTTACGCGGATCCGTGATGGTCGGCGGGGATGCGCTTTTCGATGAAGAAGGAAGGTGAAAATGGACGTAATTTTGGCGCAAGCCGGTGTGATATTGGCCGAGAGAGTCAAAGGGGAGGGCAGATCTGACATCGAAATCGGTGGGAAATGGCTCTGCCAGCAGGGTAAAACAGGTCATGTGCTGGGTATATCGGCGCGGGTGAGGGTCGAGGTGGAGATCAGGGGCCGGAAACGGGTCTATTACGTGGACCGGCTGATGAAATTCCGGAATGCGATCGATCCGCAGGCGGAACAGCCTGCTGAGGTGGAGGTGGACTGCGAGATCGAGGGGACAGTCTACGACATCCGCTGCACGGTGTGCGGTATGCGGCGGACGTGGTGGATGGGGGAGGCGGGGCTGGAGAGATTTTTGGAGGGGAGGAAGCGAGGGCAGAGGGGCGAGTGAGGAGATGAAGGAATGACAAAATGTGTTATCTGCGGAAGAAATGGAAATGATACTGATTGGATATGGCAACCATTTGGTCCTGCTGAAGATGCCAACTGCTTTACGTTGCCTGGCAGTCATTATCGCGGCTTTCCAGCTATCAGGATTTGCAGCTATCACCGAAATGCTTTTTTGAGGGGACATGATTTTGTATTCAGATTTAAATATAAACTTTATTGGGTTCAAGACAAAGAAGTGAAGCCATACTAATACTAATAGATTATTGGAAATTCAAGCGAAAGGAGGTTTGAAATATATCCATGACTGACGAACAATTTACTCAACTTATTTGTGAGATCAGAACACTCCAGAAGTCGCTGGAAAAATTTAGAGGAAAACTTACTACCTTCATCGACTTAATCTACCTGGCGATCGTGCTCTGTATTCTGGCTGTAATCTACCAAATAATTGTTTTGTTTGGGATCTTGTGACCAAAAAAAAGAGGCGGATGCCATCCACCCCAACAAAATGTGGTAAAATGAATTCAATTAAATAGCAAGCGCGAGTGACCTTCAGCAATCGAACTGGCGGGAGGCGCACATCGGAGGAGACTCACCCGATACCTGGATAAGGTATCGGGATTTTTTGTTAAAAGGAGATTGTTCCATGAAAAAGCTCGTTGGCGTTCTGCTGATCGTTCTGTTACTCAGCGTAGTTTTTGTCACACCTGCCGTTGCCAGATCTCTGGCGCAGGGGCAGGTCGATGATCCGGTCCTTTCAGACCTGCTCCTGGCTATCGCAGGCATCGTGATCAGCTTACTGTTCTCGTATTTCCCGGGGTTGAAAACCTGGTACGAGGCGCAGGATAAAAAGGCGTTGATCATGCTGGGCGTGATCCTGGGCGTGTCGCTGGCTTATTTCGGCCTGGCTTGCACGCCGTTGGCAGCGAAGATCGGGATCAGCGTGGCATGCAGCACGGATGGCGCATTGATCGTGGCCCTGGCGTTCGTGAAGATCGTGATCGGCAACCAGGCGACGTACCTGCTCACGAGAAAATAATCGATGACCGGGGCGGCGCGGATCAATTCGGGGGACGTGTTGAGAGAGGTCGTGGCGGTGAGGAAAGAAGTCATGGCGCTGACTAAACTCCTGATCGGCGTTTCGGATGAACCGGATACGCCCGGGTTGGTGGAGCGGGTGCGCACGCTGGAGGCCAACGGCCGGATCGCCAAATGGATCGCCGGAATCATCGGGGCTGCCGTGATCGTGGATGTCGTGACGAGGTTCGTCGGTTTGTACCGGGGAGGACCATGATAGACCACATGGAGGTTTTGTTTTGCCTTTTATGCCGGACTAGGGCGATGTTTACATCGCAGTCCGGCGTACGTTCGCCCCACGCACGTATGGAGGTTTGGATTTAGATGTCTATTCGTAAGCCGAGTTTCGACCTGGGTGAGGAATATTCCCAATTGGCCCTGGGGCTGGAGCTGCCCGAGATCGAGATCGATGGGGTCAGTTTCGAGGAAGCGCGGCTGAGGGCAGAGGCCGGGCGTTCGGCTTTGTATCTGCTGAAAAATACCCAGGTGCAGCCGGTCTGGTTCGAACGCTTCGAATATTTGATTGCAGGCGGCTGGCCGTGGCGGCAGGCATGTTACATCGCGTGGGCATCGACGCCGAAAGAGGGGCGCAAGCCGGAAAACCAGGATGGGCTGGCGCGGCAATTCCTAAACCTGGGCAGCGACCGGGCGATCAGCACCTGGCGCAGGAAGAACCCGGCGATCGATAGTATGGTTGCCATCTTGCAATCGGCGGAGCTGTGGGAACACCGGGGCGACAGTTTCAAGAATTTGATCGACGGGATGAAGCAGGCCGGATCGGACTATAAATTTTTCAATCATCTGAAACTATTTTTGGAGATGACCGGCGATTACGTGCCGCTGTCCCAACTGGCGGCAGTCATCAAGCGGAAAGCGGATGGCGAGGCGCACAATTTGGACGAGGATATGCTGGACGAGCTGGCGAGCGCGGCGGCAGAGCTGGAGGCGGGGATAAATCAGGAAGAGCGAGGACGGGGGCTGGATGGGCGAGGGCGGACGCAGGAAGGGCGCATGCCATGCGCCCCGACGGATGTCCCGACGAACGCCCCGACGGATGAGGAGGAATGATGCTGGCGGATACGCGGGTGCAGATGACGCCGCGACAGGCGCGGCAGGAAAAGGGACTGCGCGAACTGGCGCGGAAAAATTTCCTGGCATACTGCCAGTACGTGGATCCACGCTACGAGACGCCTGCCCACATTCGATTGCTGGCGGCAAAATTGCAGCAGGTGGCGCTATATATCGCCAGCGGCGGGCGGAGAGGGATCGGGCGGCTGATGATCCTGATGCCGCCACAAATGGGGAAAAGCCAAATCGCAAGCCGCAACTTCCCGGCGTGGCTGCTGGGGATATTACCTGACAGCCGGGTGATCTTAACAAGCTACGGCGAGAGCCTGGCTACGAGGCACAGCCGTTACATTAGGGATCAAATCCTGGCCGAGGAATACCAGGCGATATTCGGCGAGAAATCGAACAGGATCAGGCCGGTGGAGCTGAGCAGCGACAGCCGATCGACGGAGAGCTGGGACTTAGCCAGGCCGTACCGGGGCGGCGTGAAAGCGGCCGGGGTGGGCGGCGGCATCACCGGATTGCCTGCGCACCTATTCATCGTGGACGACCCGTTCAAGAACCGGGAAGAGGCCGAGAGCGAGAGCAGGCGTGACTTAGTGGACGATTGGTACCGGTCGTCGTCTCGGACTCGACTAAGACCGAATGCGGCCGTGGTCATCTTCCACACCCGCTGGCACGCGGACGACCTGGCGGGGCGATTGATGCAGCGGCAGGTGAACGATCCGATGGCCAGCCAATTCGAGATCGTGTGCCTGCCGGGCCTGGCGCTGGAGCACTATCCGGCCAACGTCGAGGAGCAAAGAAAGAAAATGCGGGACGGGATTTACACGCCGCTGGCCGATCCGCTGGGGCGGAAACCGGGACAGGCTTTGTGCCCGGAGTGGTACAACGAGCAATTCCTGGCCTCCACCAAGGCGGACATCGGCCTGTACGATTTCGAGGCGCTCTACCAGCAGACGCCCTACTCGAAAGAGGGGAACACGTTCAAGCGGGATTGGTTCACGATCGTGGATCGCGGGCCGGGGGCGGACGTGTGGGCGCGGATACGGGCGTGGGACAAAGCGGCGACGGCGGGTGGAGGGGCGAGGACCGCCAGCGTGAAGATGAGCTGGGGCCGGGATGATTATATCTACATCGAGCATTCGACCGCAGAACAGCTCGCATCGGCGGAGCGGGACGACGAAATGATCAAGATCGGATTGGAGGATTATCGGAACGACGGGCCGTTCTTGATCTGGCATCCCCAGGATCCGGGCAGCGCAGGATTGGACGGGGCAAGAGCGTTCAATAATTATCTGGCCGATAGCGGCTTAGTCGGAACGTTCGACCAGGTGACCGGCAGTAAGGAATATTACGCGGGGATGCTGGCCACCAAGGCCAAAGGTGGGCGAGTGCGGGTGGTACGGGGAGCCTGGAATGACGATCTGATCGAGGAGCTATGCGCTTTTCCGAAAGGCCGGTTCAAGGACAGGGTGGATGCGGGGAGCAGTGCTTATAACCAACTGCGCCAGATCGTGGAGCAGTTGAAACAAGAAGAGCAGGAAGATGACGTGGTCTATGAGGAGCGGGTGAGCATCTCACCTGTTTGAGGCTATGACGAGAGGCAGACGGAAACCTAACCCCGGCCCTTCCCTACAGGGAGGGGAGCAGGAATTGGCGCAGATCAGCTTCGATAACGAGATGCTGACCGAGCGGATGGCCGAGCTCGAGCTGGCGCTGGAAGACGCAAGCTGGATGCGATTGACGTTCACCGGCCAGCAGGAATTCAGCCGGGATGGACTGAAGAAGATCCGCGAACTGTCACGAATGATGTTCGCCAAGAACCCACTCATCAAACGCGGGGTGATGGTCAAGGCGCTGTACGTGTGGAGCCAGGGCATCAACGTAAGGGCGAAAAACACGGAAATCAACCAGGTGCTGCAAACATTCTGGGACGACGAGAAGAATCGCAGCGAGCTCACCAGCCACCAGGCGCGGATGTTGAAAGAGATCGATCTGCAGGTAGAAGGCCAGCTCTATTTTGTGTTCTTCACGCGGCCTACGGACGGACGGGTGCGGGTGCGCACCTTACCGGCGGACGAGATTGTGGACGTGATCAGCAATCTCCAGGACGCCAAGAGCACCTGGTATTACAGGCGGGAATGGACGGAAAGAAAATTCAACCTAAAAACGGGAACGAAAGAGACCGCTACGCGCAAAGCGTATTACCCGGATTGGCGATATCACCCGAAGACGCAGCCGAAGAATATCGGCGGCGTACCGGTGCAGTGGGACAGCCCGGTCTATTTCGTGAGGACCGGGAAATTCGGCGAGAGCGAGGTCTACGCAGCCCTAGATTGGGCGCGGGCGTATAAAGAATTCCTGGAGGACGTGGCCAGCCTGATGCGGGCTTATAGCCGGTTCGCCTGGAAACGGATCACCAAGGGCAAGAGAGCGATCGCAGCCGAAAAGGCAAAGATGGCCAGCACGCTGGCATCAGGCGCTGCGGTAGCAGCGGGAGATTCGAGCGAGACCAACCCGCCGCCGGTGACCGGAGCGATGGCGCTGTTGGGAGAAGGCACGGACTTGCAGCCGATGCAAGTGCGCGGGGCGTCGATCAGCCCGGACGATGGGCGGCGGTTGCTGCTGATGGTGGCGGCTGCGGTGAACCTGACGGAACCATATTTTGGAGACGTGAGCGTGGGAAGCCTGGCCACGGCAAAATCCATGGATCGACCCACAGAATTGAACATGAGGGAACGCCAGATGCTGTGGACGGACATCCTGCGCGACATCTTCCGCTTCGTAATTATGCAGGCGGTCAAGGCCACGGGAGGAGAACTCAGACAGATAGCCAGGATCGAGATAGTGGACGATGGCGACGAACAGGAAGAGCGGATCGCCTGGAACGAGGGGGTAAATTTGCAGATGGACATCGATTTCCCGCCGATCCTGGAAAGGGACGTGCAGACGGGAGTGCAAGCGGTGATCACGGCGCTGACGCTGAACGGGCAAACGCTGCAACTGCTGGATGAGCAGATCGCAACCCGATTGATCCTGAAGGCGATGGGCGAGGACGACGTGGACGAGATCATGTCGGAATTGTTCCCGGACGAGACCACGAGCGTGGCCAACGAGACGATCAGCGACGTGCGCACGAAGACGGCAGCCAGGAAACTGGCGGAGGCGATTATCGAGGCGAAAGGTGGATGGATGGAAGAAGGGCGGACGCCGTCCGCCCCGACGGGGGAGGCGAAATGAACGATTTTAGCGCAGCATACGAGGAATTCCAGGAAGCGATCCGGCGCGGCGTCCAGCGCAAGAAGATGGAGCGTCTGGTGCGACCGCTGGAGATTGCGATGCGGAGGGCGTTTCGGGCGCAGGGGAATAAGGTCGTGCAAAAGATGAACCAGGCGAGGCGTTTCTTTGCCGAGGGCGAACGTAATGCCGAGGGCGCAAGCCAGGACGGATCCAGGGCGGATGCCATCCGCCCCAACGATGCGCCCCTACGAGAGGGGCTGCCGCCGGGCGAGGCCGAGAAGGTTTGGGCGCAGACGCATTTGGAGACTTCGAAATATTTCATTGGCCCGATCGAGGCGACCGTAGAAAAGGCGTTGAAGCTGGGCGGGATGGCCATGCTCGGCGAGATGGGAATGAAGGTTGCTTTCGACCTGAAAAATCCGCGGGCTGTGAATTATCTGCGGGATTACGGGGCGAAGCTGGTCACGAAGATCAACGAGACCACGCGGGAGACTCTGCAAGGCCTGGTCACCCAGGGAGCGGAAGAGGGGTGGTCGTACAAGCGCACGGCATCAGAAATCATCTCGCGTTTCGAGGAATTCGCGGTGGGAAAGCCGCAGGAGCACATCGACAGCCGGGCGCACTTGATCGCCATCACCGAGACCGGCAACGCGTACGAGGAAGGCAACCGGATCGTAGCGAAAGATTTGCAGGATGCGGGAATCGAACAGGAAAAGTTCTGGAGCACGGTCGGCGACGACAAAGTGAGCGACGGATGCCGGGAGAACGAAGAGGCGGGCTGGATCGGGATCGACGAGGAATTTCCCAGCGGGCACCAACGCCCGCTTCGTTTCCCAGGATGCCGCTGCCTGGCCAACTATCGAATGAAAAAAGAAGGAGATTGAAATGGGAATCGGAATTGGCGTACCTGGAGATAAACCGTCCTTATCCGGAGACGGAACGATCATCGGATTGCTGAAAGCGCTGCGGTTATTCAATTCGAACGTACCGGCGGGAGCGAGGAGTGGGCAAAAAGTTATCGCCACCGCAGGCGCAGCCAGCGCGCTCGGCTCGCAACCGGTCAACGCCCCGCTCCTGGTCAAAGCGTTGACTACCAACACCGGCCTGGTTTATGTCGGAAACGACGGCGGCGGAGACGTGAACAGCGCCAACGGATACCCACTCGCCGCCGGAGACCAGGTCATCTTCGGCCTGGTGTCCAATCTATCCGCCGTGATCGTTGATGCCGCCG